CCAAGGCAGCCGCCGATGCCGAGGACGACGAGGCGCAGAAGAACGCCCTCGCCGCCGCCGTCTTCGCCCAGATGTGAGCATCACAGTGCAGCCCTGCGGGGCTGCATCATCATGCCCACGCAACCGAAGGAGAAGAACATGCGGATCATCGATCACGGCACCATCGTGGTGCTCTTCCCAGAGACCGACGAGGACCGGGAGTGGTTCAAGGAAAACGTCGAGGGCGAGCCGAACTGGGGAGGCGGTTACGCCTGCGACTGGCGCGTGGCGGTGGAACTCGTCTCGCTGGCGCTGGCCAAGGGGCTCGCGGGCGCGATCCGGTGGATCGACGACTGACGACGACTGACAACCCGGGGCGTCAGCGATGGCGCCCCATCAAACCCAAGGAGGACAGCATATCGTGAGTTTCTTGCTGCGTAGGACGGACAAGAGCGGAGCGGGGGTGTATGTCGCCCCGCCCGGTAGCCCCAAAAGCTACGTCACCAAGGAGGAAGCACGGGTGTTCCGCACCCGTGCGGAAGCCGAGAGCAACCGGTGCCCGGACAACGAAGTGATCGTGCACCAGAATGAACCGAGGTGAAGGAGGACAGCATGCAGGTCATGGAGTACGACGAGATCATCTCAGCGCTGCACGGGATGGTCGGATGGAACGACTTTGCCGCCTCGCTCGTCGCACAGCATCGCAGCAAGGGCGACCTGTCCCACCGGCAGTGGGATGCCGCCGAGCGGATGATCCAGAAGACCCGCTCGAACGAGGCCAAGCGCGAGAGCAACCGCCGCGCGGTCGATGTCTCGCGCATCGAGAACCTGCTCGCCACCGCGAAGATGAACGGCTTGAAGCGCCCCGCCTTCCGGGTCGGCGACCTGACCATGTCCCTCGCGCCGAGCACCAGCCGGAACGCCGGTGCGGTCTACGTCAAGGTCGGCGGCGAGTACGCAGGCAAGATCATGCACGGCACCTACATGCCGGTGTCGGCAGCGCCCGATGGTCTGGGCGACCGCCTCGCCAGCATCGCGAGCGACCCTCGCGGCAAGGCCATCGAGCATGGCAGGACGACAGGGCAGTGCGCCTGCTGCGGCAGGACGCTGACCGACAAGCAGTCAGTGGCGCTCGGGATCGGCCCGAAGTGTCTCCAGCACTGGGGTTTGTGATGAACATCGAGAGCATCAGGAGATTCCAGAGCCGGAACTTCGATTGGCACGAGCGGGGAGCGGCGATGGTCCTCGCTTGGAAGATGCTCGCCAATGAGCACGGGGCGCAGAGGAATTTCTCGAAGGTCACCCGCGAAGAGTTCGGCAGGCACCTCTCCACCGCCGCCAAGATGGTGACGAACGAGCGCAAGAGAGCGAAGCGCGAAGAGATCGCAAAGACCAACCCGCGCATCATCCAACTGCGTATGGAGCGCGACCTGCTCGCCAACAAATCCTTTGCGATCAGCATCAGCGCCGAGCAGAGCATGATCGACGCAGAGATCAGGTCCATCATCAACAGCATCGAGGTCTGACATGAAACAGCAACTGCTCGAGCAGGAGAACGCAGCCCTGCGCCGCGAGATCGCGACGCTCAAGCGCCGGGAGTTCTGGCTGGTCAAGGGCACCATCACCGAGCGCATCTACGGCGACAAGTACAAGATCGGCGATGTCGAATGGCAACTGAGCGACGGCCCGTCAGGCGAGAGGTCATGCTCGGTGGACTTCGCCGACATCGAAGAGGCCCTGCGCTTTGCGTCAGGTGCCATCATCCACTTCGAATAAGTTCAATCGAACAAACAGGAGAGAACCCATGAAACTGTCAGTCGCTCGCGAGATCGTCGAGGCATCGATCAAGTGGAACATGTCCAACACCTCGGGCCGTGACGCCCAGAACGTGGTGCCCTACCTCGTCGGTGGTCCCGGTCTCGGCAAAACATCCATCGTCAAGGAAATCGCCGACGACATGGGCATCGAGTGCGTCATCGTCTCGCTCGCCCAGTATGACCCCGGCGAACTCGGCGGCTGGCCCGTGCCGTCTGGCGACGGCGATACGATGAAGCGGATGCGCCCCGACTGGATGCCGAAGGGCGGCAAGGGCATCATCTTCTTCGATGAACTGCCGCAAGCGCCCATCGGCTGCCAGAACATCGCCGCTCAGGTGGTGAACGAGCGCCGCATCGGGCCGCACCATCTGCCCGAGGGATGGGTCGTGGTCGCGGCAGGCAACCGCACCTCCGACCGCGCGGGCACAAACACCATGCCCACCCATCTGCGCGACCGCCTGATGTTCGTGCCGGTCGAAGCGGACCTCGAGGACACCATCGCACACTTCGCCAGCATCGGCGTGGACCATCGGGTGCGGTCCTTCCTGCGCTTCCGCCCCGAGTTCCTGCACAAGTTCGACCGCGACGTTGACGCCTGCCCATCGCCTCGTTCGTGGGAGCGTGCGTCGGTGATCATCAACCTCGGCATGTCGCCATCCGCCACGATGCATGGGCTGACCGGTCAGGTCGGGGAGCCTGCCGCCGTCGACTTCATGGGCTACCTCAAGATCAGCCAGCAGTGCCCCGATCCCGACGAGGTCATCGCGAAGCCCAACGATGCGCCGATCCCGCACGACGCCGCCATCCGCTACGCCCTCTGCGCTGCCCTGTCGAACCGCATGAACGACAAGACAGCGGCCAACATCATCGCCTACCTCAACCGCCTTCCCAACCGCGAACTGTCGGTGTTCACCGTCAAGGACGCATGGTCCCGTGACCCGAGCCTCAAGAAGGTCAAGGCCGTGCGTGATTGGGCGATGACCCAAGGCAGCGAACTCATCCTCTAGGGAGACACCATGACACCAGAACTGAAGGTGAGCCGGGCTATGACCCGGCTCGTTCTTTCCCACCCCTTCTATGGGTCGCTCGCCATGGGTTCGGACGTTCACCGGGATGACAGCATATCCGGCGGGACGGCCTGCACCAACGGCTCGTGGATCAAGTGGTGCGGCCCCTTCATCGATGAGCAGACCGAACCCAAGGTCATCGGCCTCATCGCCCACGAGGTGCTGCACATTGCCCTCAAGCATCACCTCCGCGCTGGCGACCGCAACCTCGACAAATGGAACATCGCCTGCGATGCGGCCATCAACAGCATCTTGCGCGACAGCGGGTTCGAACTGCCGGATGGCGGCATCAACATGCCTTGGTTCAAGAACATGTCGGCAGAGCGCATCTATGAACTGCTCGATGACGACGCGACGCCGCAGGCATGGGGCGCGTTCATCGTGCCTGACGCCTCGCCGGAAGAGATGAAGCAGCAAGAGATCACAATCGATCAGCGCGTGATCATGGCGGGCAACCTCGCGAAGAGCCGTGGCACCCTGCCCGGATGGGCGGAGGAAATGATCCGCGACATGCAGACGCCAGAGGTGAACTTCGAGGATGCGCTGCGGCGCTTCTTCGCAGGCGATCAGCCCGACGACTACAGCATGCGCCGACCCAACCGCAAACTGTACCACCTGAGCGGCATCATCGCCCCGACCACCGACCGCAAGGGTATCGGCAACATCGTCATCCACAACGATGTCAGCGCGTCGGTGACGGACAACGACCTGACCTACTTTGTGGGTGCCATGAACATGCTGAGTGAAGAGATGCACCCGTCCAGCGTGACGGTCATCTCATGCGACACGAGGGTCACCTCGGTCGTGAGGTACGAGGCTGGTGAGGCCATCACCATGCTCAATGCCAAGGGGCGCGGTGGTACATGCGTCAAGCCCGTGTTCGACTACATCGAGGACAACAGCCTCGAGGTGGACCACTTCATCAGCCTGACTGACCTCGAGATTGGCGACTTCCCCCGGAACCCGCCCGATTACCCCGTGCTGTGGGTGTCTTGCCGTGGCGGGTCGGCGCCGTTCGGTCAGGTCATGCGCTTCAAACCAAGGAGAAACAAATGATATCGCTGCACCGAACAAGGACTTCCAGAGACACGATGCGCCAAGAATGGGACGACCTCAAGAAGGCGAAGGAGGTCTATAGAACCATGTGCCTAGCCTTCCGTCAGGCAACGGGAGAATGGGCAAAGCACAACGTTGTCACCTCAGTCAGGTACGACACGAGGAAGGAGTATGTCGGGATCAGGGACAGGCTTAGAAGAATAACAGGGAGCGTCGATCTGGCTGGCGCGATGACGACCCTCCGATACGGGATCGAGAAACGGAAAGACAACTTCCGACCCAGCGACTACCGACCTGTAGACCGGCGAGAATCTTGGGTGCGGCAAGGTTTCATCAACGAGGTCTTGGAAGAATACCCCAAGGAAAGGGGCGACATCACCGCCACGCATGAATGGCAGAATGAGAGCCTGTCTGGCCAGAAGGCGACGATCTGCGTCTCGAGATTGTGGCACAAGAAGATTCTTGCCGCAGCAATCGTTACATCAAGCGCGGCATCGAAAGGCCATCCCAACATCACTACTCATGCCAGCCAGATCATGTCGCCCATGCTGAATGAGTATGGCTTTGTTGGGTATGAGGCCAAGACCATCCGCATGAACACAAGGATCAAGCGCTTTGTCCGCGAGGATGGGTTCATCATCTTGCGCACGAAGACAATAACCACCGAAAAGGGTGGGGTAGAGGCTACGACCATTTTCGACCCTGCGTTCGGCACGACGTTCGATCTGGCAATGAATCGCGCCAAGAAACGTCTCTTCCAGCACATCGCAGAAAAGATTGGTGACTGAATGGCACCGCGCAAGATGGTAAGACTGCTCGACTACATCGCCTGCGCCAACCGTGGGATGAGCAAGTCTCAGGCTGGTCGAGAACTCGGCGTCTCGGTCCAGACGGTGGATGTCATGAGCAAGAAGTATCGCATCGAGTTCAAGGACGGCAGAAGGAAGGAACACAAAAGTGCAAATGAACTTTCGGAGAAAGCGCCCGGTCCTAGTCATCAACCACAAGAGCCAGAGCGTAGTCGAAGAGATCGTCCAGACAGTCTACGACGCGGAGCCGGGGCAGAATATCCTGTGCTACCCGGCAGTCAGGAACGCAGCGGAGATGCCGCTCAAGATCAAGGACAAGGTGCAGGAACTGGTCGACAAGCGGATCGTCTGGGTGCTCCTGCGCAGGAGCAGTGAACTGACCCAACACGGGCACAGGACATTCGACATCATCCTTCAGAAGCGGAGATCGGATTGAGCAACGAAGAGGACGCAGCGATGAAGGCCAAGTTGGCCAAGCAGCGCAACGAGATCGCCAGACTGACGGAACTGGTGCGGCAACTCAGCGAAGACAAGCGCAAGATGCTGCTCGATCTGAACCAACTCAGGAAACTCACGGGAGCAAGCAATGGCTGACATCAAGGACATCCTGTCCGCACTGCACCGCATCGAGCAGGTCGCGGACGTAATCGCGGAAGACGACACGCCACCGAGCAGCGGATCGTGGAATGCGATGCGAGCGGCTGTGATGCGAGCGAACGAGATCAAGGCGCTGGCGCAGATGGCTGCGCGCATGGTGCAGGAGCCGTTGAACAATGGGAAGTGAAAAGATCACATGGCAGTTCACCGGCAACAAGCACCAAAAGACGGATCAACTGCCCGCTATCGGAGAGACGCTTCGGTTTACCGGGGAAATCATACCTCGCCGGAACAGTTTTGAATTGCTGCCGACACCGCATCAGGCCATGGAGCATCAGGCCGTTCACTGGGGGCACGGCACCCTCCTGCATATGATGCGATGGGATCGCCATGTATCCACAGGCAAGGGTGGTGGCGTGTACTCAGAAATCACCGGACTCGCCGCGATTGACGCAGAGGAACTGCTGAAACGGTTCGCGGTGGATCAAGTCATGTCAGTGTCCCATCTGTGGGGGGTAAGCATGCCGGAACCTGTACTGGATTATCTGGCAGCGCCAGAGAGTGACAAGCTAGAGAAAGCGGAGTCCGCCTTTCTTCCCGTGTATATAGAGTTCTTCCACCCCGGCTCTGATTCCAGAACGAAATCTCCAGCCGCCGCTGCTTGGACTGCGACTTCCGCCATCTTCCTCCACAACCCACAATCTGCCGAGAGGGCCACTGCTTGGGCCTCTCGGGCCATGGGATTGGCTACAGAGACCGATGACGCTGCCGTCGTGAGGACAGCAACTGCCATATGGACTGATGCCATGACCGAGTTCGACCGCCGCGTGTATGATGCCTTCAGGGTGAAAGAAAATGGCGACGTATGAAGAACCGCTGCCCGCGTGGCTGGAGGCGGAGTTGAGGGCGCAGGGTCTGGTGCCGCCACCGAAGCCGCCGAAGCCGCCGAAGAGAGAGATGTCGAAGCCTGCCTATGGGAGGGGAGAGGAATGTCCTTACTGACTGTGACTGTTCTCAGCGTGACGCTGTCTCCGTCGTGGAGCGGATACGTTGGGATGTACGCCGACCCGCTGCACTGCCGAGCGATGCAGGACATCATAGCCGAGGATGATCCCGGCGCCGTGGTTCGCTGTGAGAATGTGGTGCTGCTCGAGCCTGTGCCCGTGCCGCCGCCGAGACCTGACAACCTGAAGCCGCGCTACGTTCCCGTGCCGGTGCCACCGATGAGGCCGCTGAGATGACCAAGAACCGAGAGCCGATGCCCGGCGAGATCAGGGCTGTCAACTACATCGTGGGTGAGAAGAACGGCCAGCTGCTCTTCAACTACCGACTGGAGCAGTATGTTCTGGTATCTGGCCACGATACTTGGCCAAGGCCGGGGGAGTGGGTGCCGATCCGCGTCTATCAGGAGGGCGAGGATGGGACGCTGACGGAGATACTGCGATGACCAAGGACCGAGAGCCGATGCCCGTCCACGAACTCTGCAAGTTCGTCAGCGACAGAACCGACGACTACCGCGTCTACGATTGGCGTCAGGTGGAGGGCATGAGAGAGCGCGTTGCTGGTTATGCTTCGCAGCTATCTTACTCCGAAGCAAAGGCATACGGACTACGCAGTCGCATGATCAAGGTGCATGATGTGATGGAAGAGATGCGAGGTGCGCGCCTCTACGAGTGGGCTGACAAGCTGCGCGATGCGCTGGAGGGGAGATCATGATCACCGAGGAAGAAGTCGAGCGCGCCGTGATCGAGGCTTTCAAGGTCGTGTTCAAGCGGTGGAAGCGGGAGGAGAAGTGACATGCAGTTTCTGAACGAAGACAAGCGCATCTGGGACAAGCTGACCGACGAGGAAAAGGGCAAGCTGCTGGTGGCTTTTTACGAAGGCAAGGTAGTTCAGGAGTGGTGTGAAGACGAAGGTAACGGTGAATATGATTGGTATGGTTGGTATGATGATTGCCTACACCCAGAATGGGCGGATGGCATCTGGCGTATCAAGCCCGAGACTGTGAAGGAGGTGCATTGGTGCAATGACTATGAACATGGACCCAATGGTTGGTGGCATAAATCAAGAGAGAATGCAGATTCAAAAAGCGGCCCTGCTCGCATCGCCGTCATCCGCCGCGAGATCGTGGATGGTGTAGTCAGCTACTACAAAGAGGATGTGTGATGACCGATAGTGAAATGCTGGCGATGATTCGAGCTTTACTGCCAGACACCTACTCTGAAAGCAAGGACTGGCGCGGCGGCAATGTAACTGAGCGGATTATGTGGCTCAAGTTCATGGTTGAGAGTAAAACAGAAGAAGTTGACAGGCTCATCGACATCCTGAACGGCAATCGCATCAAAGCCCAAGCCGCCGAGATTGAGAGGCTGCGGTCCTATATCTCAGCCCAAGCCGACCGCATCCAAGCCCAAGCCGCCGAGATCGAGAGGCTGCGGGATGATCTGAAGAAGGAGATAGAGGAAAAGCTGGATGCAATCAGCACTCTTGACGCTTGGTTTGACCGCAGAAAACTGGCGCATGATTCCCTAGATCAGGCGGTTGTTGATGCTGCATCTGGATATCTGCGAACATCGCGGTGTGGCGGTATGAAGCAGAAGGATAGTGATCTTGTGCTTGCCGTCATTCAAAACATGGCACGCCTCAGTGTGTTTGCCGATCTTTTTGCCCGCTCCACACTCGCAGAACTGAAGGGAGACAAGACATGACCGACGACGACGATCTGGTGAAGCGGCTGCGGGATAGGGCGAAACAAGAGAGACTTATTCAAGCCAATAACGAAGCTGTGGCGGCTGCGTTGATGGGCCAGCGCCTTCTGTTCGATCAGGGTCATCGCAGTCCCTCCAATACCTACGCTGTTCGTCTGTATCTGGACCACGAGAAATGCGCGAGACAGGACGCCGAGTTAGCCGCTGATTGGGACGAAACAGCCGACCGCATTGAGGCGCTGGAGGCCAAGCTGGCGAAGGCGGTGGAGGCTTTGGGTGAGATCGCCACGGATGAACATCCTCTTGGCTGGATCGCTATTGCTGCCCTCAAAGAACTGACAGGAGCCAAGCCATGACCGACTACACCACAGACCACCGCATCAATCTTGAAGCATACCTTGCGACCCACACTCTGCCAAAGGGCGTGGGCCATGAGGAAAGCGCCTGCACTCTGGCTGCTATCAATCTTGCCATGTCTGGCAGGCTGACTGACGACATCCCTGCCTGCATGTCGGAAGTTTTGGGCAAGGCCGCAATAGGTCTGCAAGATGCAATGCCCGATGAGATGCGTAACAGCCCGCGCTACAAGTCGCTCATCCCTGACATGCCCGGAACGGGCCGAGCGCAAGAGCAAGAGCGTATTGCAATCTTGATGGATTGGATGTGGGGCGCTGTGCTGCCTCAACTCCAAACCATCGCAGACAAAAGGGGGTTCGGGGGTGAGTGGCGGCTGATGTGTCACGACAGGGCGGCGGATGCTGCTATTGCTGCTGCTGTTGCTGCTGCTCGTGCTGATGCTCATGCTGCTGCTCATGCTGCTCATGCTGCTTATGTTGCTGATGCTGCTCGTGCTGCTGCTTATGCTGCTGCTGCTCATGCTGCTCGTGCTGTTGATGCTGCTACTGATTATGCTGCTGCTCGTGCTGAATTTTGGGCGACCATCGACCCCATCGGTGTTTTGGAGCGCATGACTTATCTGACGGGAGACAAGACATGACTGACGCTACTGTGAAAGACATCTGCCAAGCATGGGCACAGGCAGGATATGGAGATGAATGCTTCTGGGAACACTGGGCTGAGTGCCCGACAGAAGAAACTCTTACACCAAACATGTTGCTTGCTTGCATCGAAGCCCAAGCCGCCGAGATCGAGAGGCTGCGGGGTGATCTAAAGAGGGCGGTGGAGGAGCGTGACGAAGCTCTGAACCAATTGGACAGCGCCCGGCACAGCGTTGACGTTTTGGAGAAGCGTGTCTCAAAACTGATGGGAGCCAATCCATGACTGACTACACCACAGACCACCGCATCAAGTTGGAGACTTACCTTGCGAGTTGTGTGCTTTCTCGTGGCTTAGGCAGGAAGGAAAGCGCCTGCACGCTGGCCGCTATCAACCTCGCCATGTCCGGGGAATTGACTGACAAAATCCCTGCCTGCATGTCTAAGGTCTTGGGTAGTGCTGCCGTCGAACTGCAAGACGCCATGCCAGACGAGATGCGCAACAGTTTGCGTTACAAGTCGCTCATCCCTGACATGCCCGGCACTGGCCGGGCGCAAGAGCAGGAGCGTCTTTCAGTTTTGCTGGACTGGTTGTGGAGCGTGGTTCTGCCGCAACTTCACATCATCGCAGAGAAGGGTGGCTTTGGGGATGAGTGGCGGACCATGTGCCAAGACAGGACGGCAGATGCCGCTCGCGGCGCTGCTAATGCTGCGTGGCATCATGGTGATCGTGCCGATGCTGCTGATGTCGCTGTTATTGCTGCCGTTACTGCTGCTGCTCGTGCTGCTGATGCTGCTACTATTGCCACCACTGTTGTTAACAGTGCTGCCGCCGTCGCTGCTTATGCTGATTCCTTCTGGTCAGCCATCGATCCTATCGGTGTCTTGGAGCGCATGACTTATCTGACGGGAGACAAGACATGACTGACGACCTCCGCATCCAACTGCAAGAGCAGGCGAACAAAGCCGCCTACTGGAAGGAAAGAACCGTGCAGGCTGATGCCCTAGCAAGAGAGGCAGAGTCTGAGGTTGATAGTCTTCACTGTCAAATGGAGCACTTGCGCGAGGAGCACAAGAAGGAGCAGGAACTCTGGAGGGAGCGCGCCGAGTATTGGCAGCAGATGTGGTCGCGCACAGCGAGCCGCCTGATGCAGGTGGACCCCGCCTTCAACAAGCCGAGCGAGACCGTGGCCGACGAACTGAAGAGGCTTGAGCGCATTCTGTCGAGCGACAACCCGAACCCGTGGAAGGACGTGTGATGCCCGTCGAGATCATACTACCAGCCTACAACATCAATCCCGTGCTGGCTCGCAAGCATGAGGCGAAGATCGCCACCTTCATGCATCGGCAGAGGAACATCGAGTTGAACAGGACAGCAGACCTGCCAGACGACTCGCCCATGAGGAAGGCCCCGCGCCTTAGGTCGGAGTCGAAGCCGACCCAATCCAACAGGGACAAGCCACTTGTCCCCACTGACAAGGTTCTTCTTGCCCTACTGAAGGGGCAGAAGCTAACATCAACCGAGATCATGCGCGCGACTGGGCTCAACAGAGACACGCTCAGGGCAGCGCTACTCAGGCTTTCCAGCCGTGGTCTTCTCATCAAGGAGGTGCGCGGCAACCACATCACATGGCACACAGTAGGGGAGCAGACGCATGTCGAAGAAGCGTAGCGCCGATGTAGGCATTACCGAAAAGCAGTTCGACAGGATCATGGAGTCGATACCGAAGCAACTCCGTCCTGTCGATGTGTCGAAGCTACTGGCCTCGATCATCTACTCATACGACATGGTCGAGGAGACACCGGCCATCCTGTCCTACGCCGTGATCCTGCTGCGCGAGGCTGGCGTTGCGATTGACCCCAACACCGGCATCATGACGCGCGAAAAAGTTCAAGTGCACTAAAAAATGGGGGGGTGGATAACCACCCCCCTAAGTCCACTGTCAGATGTCAGGTCAGGTCAGAGAACCAATGTCCTTATAGGAACCTTTCAGGCCGTGGTCAACCACCTTGTCCATGTCTGTCTCGTGACATCCTGCATTCATACGCTATGGCCTCATAGGCGGCAGCATCAACGTAGTTGTCCTTGTGTGTCTTGCCTTGCATCGTCCTCACATCCTTGATCATCGTCATCATCTTGGCGATGTCCTCTCCATCGAGCGGCACAGTGATGCGATACTTGGCCTTGATCCACGCGGAGAACAGGATCGCTGCATTCTCCATGTTCCTGACCACATCGCCATACTGAGCCTCTCTATGTATGCCGGTGATCTTGATTGCTTCAGCAAGGACAGAGACCCTGTCAGACAGCGGGCGCTTTGGCCCGCCGTTCTGTTCGATCCAGTCCTCGAGATCGATCTGTTCGGTCAAAATGGCAACTCCTCCTCCTCGTCTTCTTCTGAGTCCTCGGCCTTCACTGGCAGCAGACCAGAGAACGGGTCGTCTCCGTTCTCGCTGTAGGTCGATGTTGCCAAGCTATAGATCAGCGCTGCCTTGCCCTGCTTCCCGATCCACGAGAAGCGGCACTTCCATGAATGGATTTCCGACACGGGGGAGTGGGCAGGATCGGGGCGGTGAACGCTGATGCCGCAGTCTGCCTTGGCCCACCATGCGGCAGAACCAGAGATGTCATTGCCGTTCGGCACTGGCAGTTTGCCATCGGTGCCGCGCATCATCTTCGTCGGGTGGGCAACGAACCAGACATGAACCTCATGTGCCTGTGCGAAGAGCCTGACCTGAGACAGCATGTTGGAAATCCAATCTGTCTCGGCAACGTCCTTCGGCTTGGCGATGTAGTTGTAGGGGTCGATGACGGCGCCCCTGATGCCATGACGCATCACCGCAACACGCAGCCGCTCCAAGATGCTGTCGAGAGATGCGAGGCTGCCGTCTGCTTGGTAAAGGAAAGAGAAGTTCGATTGAACAAACGACTTGCCTTGTTCAAGTTCCCGCTTGGTCATGCGAGGCGTAGGCCCGTCGAAGAACGGCTTGCGCAGGTACTTGCTGACTAGCTTCGCGATGTGGAGGCGGGGTTCGTTTTCGAAGGAGCAGATGGCGTGCCGCCATCCCTTCTCTTGCGCGAGGTTGACCATCAACTGGTCAACGAACTCTGACTTGCCGGATGATGGGTGACCTGTGACGATGGTCAGTTGGCCCGGTGCGATGGTGTAGATTTCGTCAACTGTCGGGTAGCCTGTTGTCTCGCCTCTCCCTATGCCCTTGTCGTATATGTCGTCGAGTTGCTGGAAGAAGTGGGAGGAGTCGTAGAGGCCTGAGATCGGCCACGGCTTGCAGTCGGATAGCAACCTGTCGATGCCATCCTGACCGTACTTGAGCCATACGTCATTGGCATCCTTGCATCCCTCTGGGTACTCGACGTACCAGCAGCGGTCCTTGCCGATGCGTCTGGCTATCTCCTCGGCAGCGGCCTGCCCCGGACCGTCGGCATCCGTTGCGATGACGATCCTCTCAGCCGCATCGATCTGCTTCTTGGCGTCCCATACGAACTTGAACTTGCCGTCCTCCTTCGGATCGACGGCACCATCCACCACCTTCATCGGTGCCCCATTGGGGATCGATACGGCACTGCGATAGCCAGCCTCGACGAAGGTTGCCGCATCGACCTCGCCCTCGGCAATGATCATCCAGTCGTTCGGCTCGACGTTCTCGATGTTGAAGAAGGTCTGCGGTGCGCCTTGGCAAGCAAAGCCTTTGGAGGCAATCGCTCGAACCTTGGCCGCGTACTCATGCCCGTTGTTGAAGTATGGGAAGACGACGCAATCCGTCTCTTCGCCAACCGCGCGGATGAATGCCCGCGTCTCCTTGATCCTCAGCGTCTCAGCAGTCTTCTGGGATAGACCCCTACTCTTCAACCATCCAAGTGCTTGTTCCGAAAGGGTATTCCAGTTATGCTTCGGCACTGCGTTCACGATGACTCTCCTGACATGAGATGCTCTTTCCTCGAGGGGCACGATCCCC